TTACAAACGCTGTAATCTTAGCCCCCACATTATCCCAGCTTATATAATCCGTAAACTTTTGAACTGCATCATTGATCTTTTGCCCGATCAACTGTCCAATGCCTTCCCAGTCCCCGGCCTGCCACAGTTCTTTCAGCTTGTTGGCAAAATCACTGATTCCCTGATCGATAGCTGCAGTCTCGAACATCTGTGATGGATCGACACCGCCACCCGCTCCACCGGAAGACCCGTCGGCCCCTTCTCTTTGGATCTGCACCAGATCATCAAAGGGAGCCAGCGCTTTTTTTGCGTCTTTTCCCGCCTGCTTCGCTGCGCCTCCGGTCTTTTTCAGGCTGGCTGCATAATCCTGGTTTACTTTTTTCGCCTTAACAAAAGTGCTTTTTCCGCTCAGGGCCGAGAAAAATTGATTCACATATCCTACAGCCGTGGCTAAAACATTGATAAGAGTTGTCACTACAGGTACAATAAATGATAAAATCGGTGCAAAAGCGGCCGCAAAACTGTTTTTTGCATATGTCATACTTGACATCAAATCTGACATAGACTGATTGGCACCATCTGAATATCGAACAAGATTTTGCATCCCCTCTTTCACGCCTTGAACAACTGCCCGCATTGCCATGCGAATAAGCATCAGCTTAAACATATTAGATAACTTCAAAATACTTTGCGCTGCCTTATTAGCCGGTTTAGACAGACCTTTTAAACTCGTCACGGCTGATTTTGCTTTACTGGCAAGCCCTTTTCCAAGCGTTTTTCCAAAGTGCGATATAACTCCTGTTGCTTTAGAAAATCCGTTCTTTACAATCCCTGGCACTTTAGAAATCTCTGAAGAGAGCGCTTTGGGAATGAGAGCAAATGCCCTTGGCATATTTCTAAAAGCTCCAATTACAGAATCCTTAACACTCACATATCTTTGCGTAGTGTCCTCCACCTGATCGGCTCCGCTCGATATTGCCTGTCCTGCTTCTGCTGCCTCTTGCTCCAGATTATTCATTGCAGAGCCCGCCTGCTGACCATACGTATTGATTGCATCCGACCAGCTGCGTATATCTTCTGCCGCTTTTCCAAACACTGCCGACATTGCCTCGGGATTGTAGCCCAGATCAGAGGCTGCCACCGGAACAGATACTGGAGCCGCCGAAGCAACATCAGCAGCAGAATCCTGCATTGTATGTACACTGATTGCATCCATCTGTTCCTGCAGGCTTTTTACTTTCGCAGTCGACCGATCTGCAGAATCACCAATAGAATCAACTTCCTTTGACGCATCCTGTGCTTCTCCGGCAATCTTTTGCATAGATTGCTCTGCTGACCCAAAACGGTTTATGATATTGGATGATAGTTGATCCACAGCTTTCGTCAGCCTATCCATTGCCTTGTTTAATGTTGAGATCCCATCCTTAAAGCCCTCTGTATCAATTCCTGTATCAAATCTCAGACTTCCATCTGCCGCCATACTCTCACCTCATTTCCGGGCGTAAAATAAGACGCCTTCCAGCGCCTAACCCAACAGCTTATTCCAATAATCAATCTCTTTCTGTTCTTCCTCCGTATACCGGGTTTTCAGATCACACAACTTTTTATTATTCCGGTAGAACTCCTCTTCCCATTTTTCCAAACGTTTTCCCTTGGCTTTTTTCTGACGGATTCCCAACACAGTGGAGAACGTTCCTTCTTCAATCTCCATGAAATATCCGGCAAATGTCCACCAGTGAATATAGGGGGCTGAGCGTGTTTCTGCCCCAGCCACTTTATTGATAGCAGGGAACAGGATCGCTTCATCCTGCTCCCAATCCATCATTTTTTTAGCTGGCCTTTTATCGTCATCCTCCCTGCCACAGTCCACAAACCATTTCGCCTGCAAAACAGCTTCCTCTATGTATTCTTGCGGGATACGACTGTATCCGTTCCTGTACAGCCTTCTCAGCAGTATCTCAAGCTTTTGGGCGGCTGTCAGATCAGGATCCGCACACGCGGACAGCAATATCAGTATATTCCTGTAATCCGTTTCAATCGGATACGCCATTCCACCCACTTCAAGGCTGTCCGGTAGAAATTTCATCAGTTTCCACATCCTTTAAATACTGACTCATCTTCTTACGATTCTTTTTGTTGTATGCTTTTACAGCTGGCTGCATCAGTTCCAACAGCCCTTTTAAAACTTCTTCAAAAAGATAATTCTGTCCGATGATACATAAAGGGGACTGGCCTGCAAAAATTGTGTCATACACATCTGCGTTAAAAATACTGTTAAACGCTTTACGCATGGCAACCGCAAATTCAGCCACATATGCCCCGTCCTTTTCCAGATCCGTCTTGGGGCTTCCATCCGGGTTAAGTTCAATCCCTTCCGGGATCTGATGGACACTGAATTCG